TAGGAGCACTAAAGCCTGCTGGACGGAAGTAAGATCCCCAACGTTCTGGGTCATAAGGTTGCCCGTCTACACTGGCTTCGAACATTTCTTGCATGATCTTCAGCTCTTCTTCACTTGGACGCTTAGGAAGGAAATCGTTCAAGTTGAACAAGCCGTGATCGGCTACTGCTTGAAGTTCTTCTGTAGTCAGTGCAGTTTCTTTACGGGCCCACTTACTGGTTGAGTAGTCTGCGTATCCGCCTTTGCTTGTTTTGCTTACACGGAAGTCAAGACCACGTTCATAGTCTGTTGGCAGTTCTTCCAACTCAGGATCCATCAATGCGGATTTGATGATTTGGAAAATCTGCGGACCAATGATAAATCTGCGGATTGGGTTTGTTGGAGTGTTGTCGTCTGAGATAGCATTCTCACGAACAAAGCCTTGCATGATATAACTACGCTTTTTCCAATACTTACGACCCATGTCTTCAAGGCTTGCGTCCTTGAACCATGTGCGTACTTCTGCAAGGATAGAGCATGATTCACCCCACATTTCTACACAAGGTACTTGTACTATTGTGTTGCGAGAGTCCATCTCTCCTTTGATGCCATTGAATGGCAGTTTGATCATTGCACGTTCTACCCAAAAGAACGTGTTGTTGTTATCCCCATCAGGAAGGAAGCGAAGCAGTGAAGAGTCACCTTCGTTCATGTTCCAATGTGGGTAAATTGCGTTGTCGCCGCCTGCGGTTGAAGTGCCTTGTCTGCTCTCTGCGGCTGAGAGACGAGCACGGATTTCTGCTAAAGATGCCATGTTGTTTTTCCTTTGCCTTTATAATGCCTACGATGAGCAACTACTCATCTGTGTTTGCCTAAATGCATAACACTGCGTACAGTATATGCAATGTTATTTAGTACGTCTACACAAAAAGGTTAAATTTTGGAAGAATTAATTGTATTTTTTATTTGGTAATCGTGACCAGTATTGATCAACATCGAGTTGTTGTTCAAGCCACCAATTTTTACCTAATTGTTTATCGCAACAAAAACAACTGCTGAAGTATCTACCTGGATCTTTGGTTAGTACCTGATCTATATATTGCAAATGATAATAATAAAAATCTGAATCTACGTTTAGTATTGTTTTTTTGTAAAATTCTAATAATTCCCATTCGCTAACTGCTTGAGTATTATCTGTCATCAAGGCTAAATGATAATCTATAAAAGGTTTTTGTGTGTGTGTCTCAATTGTGTTCCTCAATTGAGGTAAAATGTCTAACTGTATATCTCGAAAAGGTGCACCATTTGCACACACAGTCCTATCGTCAACTTGCAACCCAGAAAATTCATGTCCTAATATATCTTGTATATATTTTTTTGTTAGTGTAAATTCGTGCCCTTGAGTCCTAACAAAATAAGGCACACCCTGATATTCAACATCGTGATGAAATACCACATCACCATCGGCAAAAAATACTTCGCTTTTGGTTGGAAAAATCAAATCTAAGTAAAGTTTGATAATCTGTTGTTTTACCCAAGGATTCTTTCTAAACTCTCTTAAATTTTGTATTTGTAGTTGACTTGTTGTAACAATATTGGTTTGATACAATTTTGCACAGTCATCTATGTAGCCTGTCCAGGCTAAAAGACTTAGATCATCTACTATTACGACAATATTTTTTATACCACTGATATGTTTTTGAATAGAATCAATTGTAAGTTTGGTTAAAAGAAAGTGGCCAGGATAGGTTAAAACTACAGCCTGGCTTCTCATCTGATAAGTGCTTTTAGTCTCTCAAGTTCTATGTCATCAAGCATAGGATCACGCTCTGCTTTTAGTGCTTGTTTTCCTGTATCGATATCGATTACTTCTTCTACAGCATTACAGTTACAATGTTTGCAGTCCGGTGAACATGTGCAGTCTTCTGCTTTAACATCCGAGCCGCAACATTGATCAGAACAATAACCTGTTTTTGCTTCTTCTAGTTGCTCGTCTTCAGGAACATTAAGTTTTTGTCCTACATTAATAGTATCAGTATCTTGTCTGTTAATTTGTTTCAACTTGTCTACTGAGGTTCCGTGCTTTTTAGCAAGACTATACAATGTATCGCCTTTTTGCACAGTATGAGTGCTAATTGGTGCATCAACTGGTACCCTTGCCATTTTATCATCAACTAACTGATCATCTTTGTCAAAGTTTTGCACAGCCTCAGGTGAATCTGGCTCTTCTTCGGTTGGGTTTTCGTTAACTAACTCTGCACTGAGAGAGTCTATCCATTGTTCGAATTCTTCTAATTCTTTCATATGTACACCTTCTTTCTTAACTCGGGGGTCATCCTTAATGTTTTTCTCAAAATCAGCGGCAGCTTTGTCTCCAATGTAAGGAATTGACTTGAGTTTGTCGTACCGCTGTTTTACCTGATCTTTACTCACAGTGCCAGTGGATTTGCCACTTATTTTATCAGCAATTTGACCAGCAACTCTTTTATATTCTGCGCCCATATCATAATCAATTTGCTTTACATTATCTATACCTTTTTGGATATAATAGCCAGGTATGTCTTTAATTTTCATCTTCGTGATATCAGGTTCGTCCGCAGTTTTTTGTGTTACCTGGCCTTTTATCTTAGGTACTGTGACTGGAGTTGTCTTGTGTTTTTCAATCTGTTGGATAACTTCTCTGCCTTTTTGCAAATTGTTATAATCTTGCTGTGTGGCCTCTTGTTGTATTTTTGCTAACAAAGGAAGTGCGCTCTCTACACGAGCATCTAATTGCTGATTTAAAAATAGCTCACGTATTTCATCTACTGTTTCATCTAAATCTGTGATTGAAATTGGATCATGTGCTTCTAATTCTTCGTGATAACCTCTTCGTGAAATAAGTCGTTTTGCCTTGCGCTTTAAACGATTGTAGTGACGCTCTGACTTTTCAACTAGATCATTTGCTTCTGACACATAACCTTTATTTTTGCTTGCCCTGAGAAATCGTTGCAAGGTTGCCATTTCAGTCATCATTTCAACGATGTGCTGTCCAAATGCATCATATGGATTACCGCCTTCCGCAACGTGACGGGCCATGGCTTTACCACCAGTGAGACTGGTGAATGGCAGTTTAAAACGCTCACCTTCATTTGTCTGCACAAATAGTGTTTTAATGTTGCGGAAACGTGCATCATCTTCTCCAAGAGGACGACTGTGTTTGATTATGAGCTTGGTTTCTTTTGGTTGATTGCTGTAACTGGTTTTACTTGTGCCATAATAACCTTCTAACAATGTGCCTTCAGTAACTGCGGCAATACTTTTCATGTTATACTTTAACTTGTTCATATCATTCAAGGTAAAAGTATAAAGATTTTTCTTTGCAATGTTTCTTAATAGATATAAAAAATCATACCACGTGTTCTTATCATCAGCTTCCATGGTACGGCCTACGTTGTCACCGTAGTAGACTTCCATGTTGCTTTCACTGTCTAGTAGAACAACTACTGTACCATAGTTTTTGTTTTCTGTTTTAAATTCAAAACTAAAGAGATCGGCCTTGCTTGGATCATTAACATCTTTGCCCATAATATCAAGAGCGTTAGGGTTAAAATCCTTGCTAACCAATGCATCGTATATTTGTTGAGAAGTTGTATTTGTGCTCATGATGTATTTATTAAAACATTGCCACAAATGGCATAGGTTCTATTGTGTTGTCCTCGTGATCTGTCATCTGTCCATCTAATTCTGCATGATAACTGTTAAGCAACTGCATCATACGAACAACAAGAACCGTTGCCATAACCAGATCGTCTGTTTCTCCAGGTTTGGCCGCATAACTTGTACCGTGTGCTACAAAGTTTTTAAGTTCACTAATCAATGGACGGCTGAATATTGTCATACGATTTGTTTCAATTAGATTCTTAAGTTTAGCACAAGCGGCTAGTTTTGGTTTGTGTGTAGTATTGAAGCCTTTGCGTCCTCGACCGGTTTTAGGATCACTCAAAAAGTATCCTTGAATATTCTCTTCACCGTAATCACGTATGCTGATAAGGGCCGCTTCGCCAATTGTATTATTTTCTACAGTGTAGTATACGCTTTGTGCTTCTTGTACGATATCATGAATGTGTTTGCAGATATCAGCTAGTATGCGTATCTGCTCAGGAATAGTGGTGCGATTGTGACGCCATTCAGCAACCTGCTCGTTAGTGTTGGCTTCCCAAACTTGAATAGCCGCAGGATCGCCGCCTGTACCTAAACTTGGATCTAGTGCTACAGCGTATATTTTGTTTGGTTGTGGTGTTTTGTACCAACGCACCTGTCCAGTTTTATACTGTGGTTCTACACCCTCCAGGTCTAGCAGTTTAGCAGGAGCAATAAGTGTTTCGTCGTTGATGATAAACTCACAATTCATTTCACGACGGAAACGGTCTATTCCCAATATATTACGTTGTTCTTCTGCCCATTGTTCATCTCTATCAGGATGTTCTTCCCAATAAGCTCGATATGCTTTAAAACCATTGATACCGGTTTCAGTTTCATTTCCATACTGATCCTCAGTTTTGTTTGCGCCTTTCCAAATAAAAGCAAACTGGTCCTCATCGCTGTTAGGGGTACTTGTTATAATAGCATTACCGCCAGTTGACAGTGTAGGCGATATGGATGTCCAAAACTCGCGAGCAATAGTAGGTCGTACAAACGCAAACTCGTCACAGTACAATAAGGTAATACTCATGCCTCGTCCAGTGTTTTCAGTTGTGGTTTGTGCAACTATTCGACTGCCGTTGTCAAACTCTATGCTACCTTTGTTGTAACTGGTAACACCTGCTCGTATGTGATCAGGGCAACTTTCGTATGCATAACGCACACGTTGCATGATTTCCTGCGCACCTGCATATTTGTGTGCGGCTACAAGGATTGTGCTGTCAGGCTTGAACATAGCAAACCATAACAAATAGCCAGCGGCACTAGTGGATTTACCTGTTTGCCGTGGCATCATACTAATACTATATCTATAGTTGTGATAGGTGCTAATAAGTCTAGTTTGAAAGTCGTATGGTTGATACAACATCTTGCCTTGTACAGGATGCTGTATGTAGAAAAAGTGACTCATAAAGTATGCAGGTCCAGTCTCAGGATTAGCACACTGTACAAAGTCTTCGATTTGTTGTTCTGTATAACTTTCACGGCTGTAGGCTTTTTTAACCAGTACGCCTTCTAAACTTTTGCTCATACAATTACTTATTGTAAATACCATGTATGAGCAATACTTTAGTCCTTGCACCTGATTACCAACCTGTAAACTTTTTACCACTGAGCACCATCCACTGGACTGCCGCAATTAAACTTTACTTTCTTGAAAAAGTAAATGTTCTCGAGTGGTATGATGATTGGACTATTCACAGTGCCACTATAGAGATGCAAGTACCGGCTGTGGTGGTCACCAAGAAAGGATTCAAAAGAGAAAAGCATGGTAAAATGCGTTTTACAAGGCACAATATGTTTTTGCGTGATTTGTTTTCTTGCCAGTATTGCGGCGAAGCCTATAGCGGACGTAATCTCACAATTGACCATGTCATACCACTTAGTAAAGGCGGCAAAACAAACTGGGAAAACTGTGTTACTGCCTGTAAAGGTTGCAACAGTGCTAAAAGCGACAGACTAGTACAGCCAAAAGTCAAACCTGTTTGTCCTGACTACTGGAAACTGGTCAATGGTGTAAAAAATACAAGTGTAGTTGTACAGCATAGCAGTTGGCCGCAATACATTGGTGTTAAAAACACCACCGTAATCAATCAGAGGGCTTGAGCAATCTCTGGCCAAAGCTGTTCAAACTTTCCAGCAGATTTTGGATGCAAGTTTGTTTCTAATTCAATGGTTCTGTTTTTAAAGTTTGTAGATTCGTTTGAGTCAGTTTCAATTTTGTTTTGTAAATTTGTTTTCACGCTATTGAAAAACAC